ATGGACGAACAGTGGGGCTATGTCGGGGCTAAATCGCGCCAGCGCTGGCTGTTTTACGCGTATGACAGTCTCCGGAAGACGGTTGTTGCGCACGTATTCGGTGAACGCACTATGGCGACGCTGGGGCGTCTTATGAGCCTGCTGTCACCCTTTGACGTGGTGATATGGATGACGGATGGCTGGCCGCTGTATGAATCCCGCCTGAAGGGAAAGCTGCACGTAATCAGCAAGCGATATACGCAGCGAATTGAGCGGCATAACCTGAATCTGAGGCAGCACCTGGCACGGCTGGGACGGAAGTCGCTGTCGTTCTCAAAATCGGTGGAGCTGCATGACAAAGTCATCGGGCATTATCTGAACATAAAACACTATCAATAAGTTGGAGTCATTACCGTAGCTGCAATGTCTCCATTTTTCAGTCGCGAATCCTGTATTTTCAGATATCGATCAACCCATGCCTTTAATCTGATACCCCGACGTTTTGTTGCTGATGGACTTTCATCAATTTTGCGCATGAAATATTCTGCTTCTGCTGCAGCTATTCGCTGATTGGCTGTTGAAGCGATTTTTTCTGCCTTGACTTTGTCTGTCCCGAGTCCGTGAAATTTTCCAGTCACAGGATTTTTATACTGGTAGTAAACCTTGCCAGTTCTGCGATCAAACTTTTCGTAAAGAGCTGCTACGTCAGTACTGTTTTTTCGTGGCCTCGGTGACATGGGTTAAAATCTCCTTCAGTGCGTCATCATCGCCAGTATGAATTTCCGGCGCAATTCCAGCTTCACCCGGTCCAACAAAGACTGCGCGGCGATCTATTAGCCAGCGACCACGAATTTTTTGTGGTCTTGGTACGATGTATCCAAGTTTTCCGTATTTCACCAGGGTAGTGTTTGTTATTGGGAGACTGAACCGCTTAGGTTTCCACTCGTCGAGCGTAATCAGGTACTGTTCGCTCATGACCATCACTCCGGAACGCGCCAGTTGCAGAATACCAACCACAACCGGCGACGGTTGAACATTAAAAATCAGCCTGATTCGGGAACAGTTTTTGCCAGATAGCTGAAACGTATTTTGCCTGGTAACGGGCGTCATCAAGTGCATTATGGCGCTCACCTTCGAATGGAATAGCCGTTCTGGCATCGAAGTCTATGGCTTTCCCCAGCTCAACGATTGTGCGTACATCGCGATCGTTGTAGTAACGCCACGGGCAGGGGATCCCCTGCCGTTCGTATGAACGGCGCAAAATCGTGTTGTCGAAGTTGGCTCCATTTCCCCAGACCTGAACAAAAAATTCACCGGAGTTTTCGTCGATAAATTCCCGCAATTGTAACAGTGCATCATCTAACGGGATTTCATCGGTCATAATGGCAGATTGCGCTTCGCGTGATTGCTTAAGCCACCATTTAATGGTGTCCCGATCAATGACTCCGCCAGCAGTTTCCAGATCGATAGTCTTACTAAATTCCGGTCCCATATCTCCGGTTTGCGGATCGAAAAATATTGCACCTATTGAGATGATCGGGGCATCAGGATTTTTTCCCATGGTTTCAAGGTCGATCATTAGATGGTCACACGTCCTGCTGGTGGATGTGATTTCACGATGACCGTTCACCTTAATTAAGAGATTGGCTGTCTCGCCTGTTTCATTATTGCCATTGGCATGTTGATCGCCTTCGGTGCACTCCTTGTTCGGGAGTCCGGCACTTTCCATTTCCTCCGGATCTTTTTCCCGGGCTTCATCCTGGCTTTCTTCGTTGAATGTCTCCTGGTATGTTGCGTCGCCCATCACCGCGCCACAGTCAGGACAGTTGCCGCCGCCGGTCTGACCGCAGGCTGTGCAGACTTTTTCCGGTTCCTGTTGCGCTACTGGTTCAGGCTGTTTCGTTTCTGGCTCGTTTTGTTGCGCATTTGGACTGTGTTGTTCCGCTTTATGGCCTTTCTGTTCCGTTTCTTGCTGGTTATGGTTCACCGAATCGCGGGTTTCAATCCCCTTCACCCATTTTGGATCATTCGGGTCGCTAATCCCTTCAACAAATTCTCCGTGAGAAGCAGCCAGTAATTTATCTGCATCGACAGGATTTTTGGGTGGAATGTTTTTCCTGGCTTCATAGAGTTCTGCACGCAGTTTCTGATATTTCGCATCAACAGAATTTATCTGTGGCTGAGCATCCATCGACTGCGTGTCCTGATTATGTTCAGTTGTATCCGGTTCCACTGCTTCAGTCGTTGCCTGTTCATCTGCCATTGCGCCAGATGGCTGCGGTTTTTCTTCATCATCCTGTTTTCCTTCTTTTGTTACACGCTGCGGGATAGGGGCAGAGGAGCGACCGCAGGCAATATCCACGATTTCCGGATAAGGGTTGGCATGATCGGTTTCGGTCAGTACTTTGTTCAGATATTCGGTAACACGGTGGGGAGTAGCCTCGATACCAATTGGTGCTTCTTTCACGGACGCAACTACTATCGCGCGGGAATAATCCAGGTGACCAGGCATGGCGATGAATTTGTCACGAAAAACAGAAAAGGGCGGCTTATTCTCTGAAACGATTTCTTCAATGCGTTTGGCGTGTGCCGGATGTGGATTGTAAATATCGATGTCCATTGAACGGGCCAGAACGCCAGCGGCAACGTCACGTTCCACTGACGCATCATCGTGGACAAAACCTTCACCGCGATCGGTAAGAATTCCTCCGCCAGCATTAGCGCCGGACGGGGTGCGATTGATTTCAGATACGCAATTTCCCTTTGCCCACTCTTTTGTCAACAGCCCCTGATCAAGGTAGTCAGTCTTCATCCAGGTGGAAATGAACTTGTCGAATTCTGCCGGGCTGATACGGCGTGTTGTTGCGTGAGTGAATGCCTTTTCCACCGAATGCGCCAGTCTTCCAAGATGATGGTTTGTCAGCTTATCCAGCTCAGGATGCGAACGTACTGCAGTAAGCAGGCTCTGTATGTTTCCATCTTCCATATCCATTTCGATGCGGATCACGTCCTTGCGTTGTTCTGGTGTGGCGTGATGTTTGTATTTCTCGTCGAACTCCTGACCAAAGAAGTAGAGGTGCAGGAAGCGATGGGTAAGACTCAGGGTGGAGACGGGGATTTCACATTCAGGGCAGTCATCGTTGCTGTCCGGGGATTCGCTTTTATCTGCGTTCTCTGTCTGAGAGTCACTTTGTTCATCGCAGTCACGGCTGACACCTGTAACAGCTTCGCCGCTGGTATTGTCAGTGCTGGCTGGTTTGTCCTGAACTGAGGGGGAAGGCGCTATAAATATCATTGTGATGCCATCTTCTCCGCCTTTTTCATAGCGGTTGCAGAATTCGGTATCAAACACACCTTCAGGCGGCAGGTCATTAACAATGGGCAAATTCACGCGAACAGGTTTTTTGAAATCCTCTTCGTCAAATCCAGCATCGTCCATTGCGACAACACCCCGTGATATTGCAACCGATAATTTTTTTGCTGTGCGCCAGTAAAAACCGCCTTTAATCCCAAGGCGTTTTCTGACTTTGTCATTTTTGGCTTCGTAATACAGTGCAATTTCTTCTTTATCAGTGCTCATTGATAAACCTCATAACTATTTTAAGGTTGTACGAATCCCTGCCATTGCTGGCATACTTAATCAACGGGTATGGTGTTAATATGGCTGGCGGGTTATCCAGCCGGTATTTCGTTATTCAGGTACAGCGATACTTTGTTTAACGGGAGACATTCACCGGAAATTTTTTGCTCGTCTCTTGCCTGATGGCAGGATTCTTTACTGGCATAAATTCCGGTAATCACATTCTGTGATTCACCCGTTATAAGAAAAACCGTCATCACCAGTGCAAATGCTGAAGTCATTGACATTCTCCGAAAATACCAAGTTCAAGAAGGGCAATTCTGGAGAGTATGGAATTATCATTGAGAAGATAAGGCTCATATTTTCTCATCTTAATGGCATCTTCAGTAAACTCCCGGTTACTGAGCAGAATACCAATATCAAAACACCCTTCAGACGTATTAACGTTTGGTAGTGACGTTTCCATTATCGCGTCCTCAACAATGAATTTTGTGATGTGGTGCCTGGTGCCTCCAGGTGACGTTAACCAGTTAACAATTAACGCCGGATTGTTAGTTGATGTCTGTTACGCCAGTAAAAGACCGCTTGTTTTAACTGTTCCGCGTGCGCTTAGCCGCATTCACCGCATCACAAAATACACTTTAAAAATGGCGGATATCCATTTCCGCCGAATCACCAGAAAAGTGATAACAGAGGTTGTTGTGGCGGTGTTGTCACTCAGGCGTATGGTCAACCTGACAACCCGGTGCATTTTCTGGAGCAATGGAGGAAGCCCCAGCCATACTTACCGCCGCGCCATTTCGCGGATTGCCACAACCGGAAGCGCACGATCGAATTACATTTAACGACGACATATACAGAGAGACTAACTTCGCCGAGCGCTTTCGTGTTGTGTGCCTGCTTTTAACCACGTCAGGCGAGGTGGACCTGTTATTCCCCAACAACAAGGATCTTGTTAATCTGGATATCCCCAACAACAATAAGAGTATTGAATGTGATCGCTGAATTAACGGCAGCAATGACGGCTATTCGTGAAACCGCTCAGATTGCAAAACTAATGAACGAGGCAAAAACTCAAGCTGAAGTAAATGCGGCTATTGGTGAACTGAACTCAAAGCTTGCATCTATTCAGCACGAATGCGTGTCTCTCGTTGAGCTGGTGAGCACTTATCAAGAAATAAATGCTTCTCTCAAAGCTAAAATTGCAGAATTTGAAAACTTTGAGGCTCAGACGGAAGGTTATATCCTTAACCAACTTGAGTCGGGAACTTTTGTGTACTCGAAGGAGGTAACCGTGAACGGCGGCAGCATAATCATGCATCTTTGTCCAAAATGTTTTGGACAAAAGATAGTATCGATACTTCAACCATTCCCGGTTAGAGAACATGAGTTTTTTCATAAAAGCAGGTGCCTCTACTGTGAAAATCAGTTTCTTATGAATAAAAATCCGGATTATGTATCGCCTCCATCTATTGAGGAGTTGGCCAGAAAACTGAACGGCAATCTGTAGATTGTTACTGTTATGGATATCCAGATTGTTAAAGAGCATGCCGGATGCTTGCTTGTGTCCGGCGCGTGTGCACCAGTTCTCCCCGTGGAGGATTCCTTAACTACCAGACTTCATTAGTCAGAGTTTCTTGCTAACCAGCGACGCGCGCCAGCTTCAGTTTTAAACGTTTTGCTTCTGGTATACGTCATCGCGGTAAACGTGCCGTCCTGGTTGGGAAACACGCCGCATACCAGAGATTCGTTGTTGCCAAGATTGAGCGTATCCATGTTGACCTCATTTGCCCTTAACGCCGGGGGGGCGGAACTAAGACCTGTCGCACCGTTGTGCTTTGATGGGATATATTGTTCTCTTCAAATGAACATATGTCAACATTGTGAATGCGCAAGAGGCAAAAAAAAACCGCCTTCCGGCGGTATTGTTTTGTAAAATAAAGAATTATTTTTGTCGCGTTATTGGGTCAACGTATTCTGAGTAAAATTCGGTCAGTTTTTGAAGGCGCATTTGAAAAGCTGCCAGCATATTTCTACGCTCTACAGGTGGCAGGTTTCTGTAAACATCAAGCAGGGCTTTCTCATCATCATCAAGCGCCTCTCTGTTTGTATCTTCTTTTCCTGTCAGTAGCCAGGAAAGGGAAACATTTGTCGCTTCTGCAATTTTGGCTGCGGAATCTTTACTGATTGTCCCTCTTTTTTTCCAGGCGTTGACTGATGAGCGTCCTACACCAGCGATGCGCGCTAAATCTGAACCGCTTAAATGATGCTGTTGCGAGATCGTATCTAACCTTTCTGCCAGCGGGGTGTCGTATTGCTTTTTTCTCATGTCCATTTAGCAATTATAACCGTTCAGTGAACACTAACAATTCCTCGTAGTGTTGACTTATGTTCTCTTTAAGTGAACAATTGTTATGGCTGATTGAATTGGAGGTTGTATGACAGCATTGGACAAGGCAATAAAGATTGCTGGTGGTATTCGTCCGCTAGGGCGTGCAATAGGGGCTTGGCCGTCTCAAATACACAAATGGGCAAATGAATACAATGGTCGAGTGCCGACAGGGGAGCGGGTTCGTCAAATTTATATTGCAACTGGGGTGACTCCTCATGAATTGCGACCAGATTTATATCCGAATCCAACCGACGGGTTGCCTGCTGGAGATAAGGCTAACACACAAAATACACCGGAGTTGATTCATGAAAATCAAGCATGAACACATCCGCATGGCGATGAATGCTTGGGCGTATCCGGACGGTGAGAAAGTACCTGCAGCTGAAATAGCTCGGGCTTATTTCGAACTGGGGATGACGTTCCCGGAACTTTACGACGACAGCCATCCGGAAGCCCTGGCCCGTAATACCCAGAAAATTTTCCGCTGGGTGGAGAAGGACACGTCTGATGCTATTGAAAAAATTCAGGCGTTGTTACCGGCGATCGAAAAGGCGATGCCGCCTTTGCTGGTGGCCCGTATGCGCAGTCACAGTTCTGAGTATTACCGGGAGATTGTCGAACGGCGAGATCGGCTGGTGAAGGATGTCGATGATTTTGTTGCGTCAGCGGTCGTTTTATATGACCAGATAAATCGCGGCGGCCCGGCAGGGAATGCTGTGGTGATGCACTAAAAGCACGGTGTTCGGGGGGGTTATGAGCAGCAAGCTTCATGGTCTTGTCTGGGAAGGGTGCGCCTTCACCGGCATGATCTTATCCAGGGTGGCAGTTATGGCCCGTCTTGCAGACTACAGCAATGACGAGGGCGTGTCATGGCCTGCTATTGAAACTATCCGGCGTCAGATCGGTGCAAGAAGTGAATCCACCGTTAAATCTGCTATTGCAGAACTGGCGAAAGAGGGCTGGCTGACGAAGGAAGAGCGTAAGGTCGGTGGGCGTAACGTAAGCAATATCTATCGGCTTAATGTGGAAAAACTTGAAGCAGCTGCAGCGGCGGCGCGTGAGGCATATAAACCAAAAAGAAAAATTAGCCTGGCAAAAAATGACCCGTCAAATATTGACCCCTCAACGGTTGGCCCGTCAAATTTTGATGGATCAACTGTTGATAAAAAACTGCCGATTAGGGGGGCGATGATTGACCCCGATCCGTCAGTATTAAAACCTGAACCGTCAGATAAAAGATCTTCTTGTCCGGACGTTTCACTGCCGGACGAAAAACAATCATCACCGGTTGAGCGATTTCTGGAGAAACACCCGGATGCGCATACCTGGAATGTCCCGAAGCGACAGTGGGGAACCCGGGAGGATTTGACGTGTGCACAGTGGATCTGGGGACGGGTTGTTGCGTTGTATGAACAGGCCGCCAGTGATGATGGGGAGGTATCACGCCCCAGAGAGCCTAACTGGACGACCTGGGCGAATGATGTGCGCATGATGCGTATGCTGGATGGACGTAGTCACCGACAGATTTGTGAAATGTTTGGGCGTGTTCAGCGGGATTCGTTCTGGGTAAAAAACATCATGAGTCCGGCAAAACTCCGGGAAAAATGGGATGAACTGGTTATTCGCCTGGGGCGTTCGCCCGCGCAGCGTTGCGTGAATCATATTTCTGAACCGGATACCGAAATTCCGCCTGGTTTCAGGGGGTAGCGCACCATGAAAAACATTACGTCAGGTGGTGTTCTGGCAAGAGTCAGCAGATTTGTGCCGCAGGATGCAATCCCTCCGTACCGTACGGTGGCGGAGTGGCGGGAATGGCAGCTTGCTGAAGGGCGTAAGCGAAGCGAGGAGGTTAATCGTCTGAATCATCAGACGCGGGTTGAAAAAATCATTAACCGCTCCGGTATCCAGCCGCTTCACCGGAAGTGTACGTTCGGTAACTACCGGGTGCAGAACGATGGTCAGCGCCATGCCCTGAGTCAGGCGAAATCCATTGCGGCAGAGCTGGAAGGCGGCTGTACGAATTTTGTTTTCAGTGGCAGGCCTGGCACAGGAAAAAACCACCTGGCGGCGGCTATTGGCAACCACCTTCTGGCGAAAGGTCGCAGTGTGATTGTGATAACAGTGGCGGATGTGATGCTGGCGTTACATGGCAGCTACGACAACAAAAACTCGGGCGAAAAATTTTTGCAGGGATTGTGTGGCGTTGACCTGCTGGTACTGGATGAAATTGGCATGCAACGGGATACGCGTAATGAGCAGGTCACGCTGAATCAGATTGTTGACCGCAGAACGGCATCGTTACTCAGTGTGGGGATGCTGACAAATCTTAACCATGCAGCGATGAATACACTTCTCGGCGAGCGGGTGATGGACCGCATGTCCATGAACGGTGGTCGCTGGGTGACGTTTAACTGGGAGAGCTGGCGTCCGAACGTCAGCCAGCACAGGAACTGAGAAGTAATTTTTATCCGGAGGAAGTTTTAATGGAAACCGTATTGCATGCACTGAAAGCGATGGGTAAAGCCAATTCTGTTGAACTGGCGGCGCGGCTTGATATCAGCCGTGAAGAAGTTCTCAACGAACTGTGGGAACTCAAAAAAAATGGCGTTGTTGATAAAACGGGTCACACCTGGTTTCTGGCTGGCGAAGGTGAATCCCGGGTAACCGAAGAGCGGCCAGTAAAATCTGAAGCACAGGATATGCTGACCGGGGAGGTCGAACAAAAAGTTACCGCAGACATGATGATTGAGTTTATCGGTCAGGATGGTGCTAAAACGTGTGAGGAACTGGCGGGTAAGTTCGGCGTCAGTACTCGCAAGGTTGCCTCCACGCTGGCGGTGGTAACCGCAACGGGGCGGCTGGCACGCGTTAATCAGAACGGTAAATTTCGTTACTGCATGCCGGGGGGTAATTTACCAGCAGATCCGAAAGCCGCGCCGGTAACGGAAAATGATGGTAAGGCCTTTCCTCAGCCAGCAGGTGCTGCGTTACCAGTCCGGGAAGCCGCAACACAGGAAGAAATTAAAACAGAAACTGTGGCGGACATTGTGCAGTCGTTGCCATCGTTTACCAAAACGCAAGCAGATGAGCTGATTTTTCCGTCCCTGCGCAGGGCAAACCTGGCGCTGCGCAGGGCGAAAAGTGATGTTCAGAAGTGGGAGCGAGTCTGCGCCGCGCTGCGGGAGCTGAACAAGCACCGGGATATTGTTCGACAGATTACTGATTCTTCCCGCCGTGTTGTATCGGAAAAGTGATTGCCGGAGGCGCTTATGGCAAAAGTATTTACACCAGAAGAGCGGGAAGAAGTGAAGGCGCGCATTGTGGAATTCGTGCGCCTGAGCGGACGAGAAACTTTTCGACAACTGGCAGATAACACGGGTGTCAGTAAGACCGCTATTCGTCGTTTATCTGGTGCGCTTGCGGCCAGTGGTGATGTCTGGCTCTCTGATTGCGGGGTATTTCCATCAGAGCAGGCGTATCGCGTATGGCGTAAGACACCGGAGAAGGCTGCTGACCCGACACTGATTCGAAAGTTACCTGACGGAGAAATACGTCGTTACAACAGACGGCAGAACATAATTTGTCGTGAGTGCCGCCAGAGCGAAGTTATGCAGCGTGTGCTGGCTTTCTATCAGGGGAATTTTCAGAAGGTGCTGTTGTGAGCCAAATTAACAATCGGAACTTCGTGAAGAGAAAGCATAATCCAAATCTGAATAATTAAGTTCAGCACTGTAAATAAAATTCAATCCTTAACTGGAGGTATATCTATGTCAAATACACAGAAAATTATTAACACTGAAAAATATAACGAGTGGGTGAAAAAATTCTCTGAGCAGATTTTTAAAATTACTGGCGACGAGAATGTGGCAAAAAATGAATTAGAACCGTGGACACCTGAAGGAAACGCACCAAATTATTGCTGGTGGGAGGTTGATCCGGTTGATGCTGCAAATGAAGCCATGAGTTACCACAACGATTAATGTCGGGAGGCCGCCCGAAAGGGCGGTAAGAAATGACTACATTATTCAGAAAAGAATATCCGCAAAAAAGTAGGGCGACAGAATTTTTGTTTCACATTCTGTTTATCGTATTGATGATACCGATATCCCCTCTAATTTTTGTCTGGGCAATCGGGAAAATAATTGAGCCAGTTACTGAATTGTATACCGACGTTGTATGGGCGTCGTTCAACACACTGCACAATAAAATTAATCCGTATAAGGAAAACTGATATGGCAACTTTGACAAAAAAAGAACGGGCATGGTTGAACGAATTACAGGAAGTTCTTGATCGCTGTCCATCACCGAAAAAAATTGGCTTTTACACCATTGGCGATAAAAGCATTTACCTGTATGACCTACGCTGCATGGATGAAATCATGGAGGCTCTTGATAATCGTTCGTCGATGGATTGGTGTGTTGCTGTTCATGATATGAATGCAGGGTTTGATGAAAAGATTTTGTTCCCCTCATCAGTTGAAAGCACTACGGGTTAAGGAGTAACACATGACCACTATTACCAAAGAACGTATTGAATTGTTCATTAAAAACCCGCTTGAAAACGGGCTTACCCGTGGTGAACAAATGGAACTGGCACGGATTGCGCTGGCATCGCTGGAAGCAGAGCCGGTTGTGTTCTGGTTTGAAAAATATCAAGAAGGGGCTACGGCATGACGACTTTTACCAGGGAGCAGTTAATAGCTCACGCAGAGGAGACTATTGAAGCACAGAGACTGTGCATACCGGGCACAATCGACCATGACATCATCCGCACATATAAGATGGATATTGCTGTTCTGGAAATCGCACTGGTATCGCTGGCAGCAGAGCCAGCCGGTAAATTGCATCAATACAAACCAGTGGGATATCAGCGTCTGGTCGATGAGTTAACCATGCTGGTAAAGCAGTTAACCTGGCAACTGAGGAAAGCGAAGCCAGACTGCAAATTACCGGATAAGGCGATGAGTTATCTGGAGCGGAACGGACTGATAAGCGTGGAGGATATTTTACGATGACCTGGTCTGAAGCATTCCACAACGGTAGGAATCGCACTGGCGGTGGCGCTGGTGGTGTATTCGATTTGCCGCTGGGGATAAAAACGGTTTGCGGGAAAAGGAGAGTTAAGTAGAATTGCTGCGGGTGCTTGAGGCTGTTTGCCTCGGGCATGCCGCCGTAAGGCAGACAGAGAAAAGCCCCAGTTAACATTACGCGTCTTGCAGGACGCTTAACATTAATCTGAGGCCCAATCTATGCTTCACAAACGTAGGTTAGCCTCTTACGTGCCGAAAGGCAAGGAGAAGCAGGCTATGAAGCAGCAAAAGGCGATGTTAATCGCCCTGATCGTCATCTGTTTAACCGTCATAGTGACGGCACTGGTAACGAGGAAAGACCTCTGCGAGGTACGAATCCGAACCGGCCAGACGGAGGTTGCTGTCTTCGTAGACTACGAATCTGAGAAGTAAGAGTGACCAGGCGAGGGAGAAATCCCTCGCCACCTCTGATGTGTCAGGCATCCTCAACGCACCCCACTTAACTCGCTTCGGCGGTTTTTTGTTGTTTATTTTCGGTGAGCGTGATGCATCTGGTTGTACCGATGTGGCTGGCTGATTCTGTTATTCAGGTGGTTTATTGCTGTTGATTGGCATGTCTTCACGGCTAGAATCGAGGCTCTTAAGTAGCGCGCAGGGATAAGAGGGATGGCCCCCATAAGGGGAGGTGTTTATAGTTCATGGGATTTTTGTTATGAACGATAAGGAATTAATTGCTGCGCTTTCTATACCAGGTAATTATGAAGTAATAGTTCTTGGGAATGGTGAGTTTATCGTAATGCCATTGCCATCTGATGTTATTCTGATCAGCAAAGAATCGCATGCGGATTCGGTCAGTTACTTCAGCATTAAAAGAGACTAGATTATAATGCTGTAGTAAAGCCAGCCTGAACAACTGGCGTCTGTCGCACCATTACGAGGATAGTAGTGGTGCATTACAAGAAACTTAACAATTCTGATAATTCAGCCGTCTTTGCCAGCAGGCACGGGCGGTGTTCTCATGCATTCAAATCTGACTGGTTCCAGCATGACCCATGCACTGAAGAACAGGCCGAATGGCTGATTCAGTGCTACCGCAGACGTGGTTACGAGTTTCAGAAAGATCTCAGCTTCGATCGTCGTCACTGGATAATCTCCGTC